CTATGTCGATGCTTTGCCGCGAAATCTCTGGAGCGTTGTCCGCGTGACTGCGTAGCCGCTCGCAAAGCGCAGCAATCGCTTCCGACGCCGCGCTCATGCTGCTTCTCCACGCTGATCGATGAGGGCGAGAATTTGCTCGGGGGTTTCGCGAACCCTCTCGTACTCTCCGGTGTCGGAAAATTGGACGAGCGTAGCTTCGCCTCCAGGGCAGATGCGGCGGAAGTAGGCAACGTGCTCAGGGTTCACAAAGATCGAGTGGTCGGCCTCGATCGTCAGCTTGATGAACTTCGCCATCACGCGGCCTCCCCACGCTGATCGTGTGCGAAGTCGGCGGCTTGCAGCTTGGCGTCTTCATTCCAAGCATCGATGAGTGCGTTACGCGCTGCGTCAGCGACCTGACCCCAGCGGGAGCGATCCTTGGCAGGGACTTCATTGAGCCCGTAGAACTGAAGCCGTGACGTGCAGGCGAACAAATCCCAGCCCGCCTCGGAGAGTTTCAGGCGATCCGCGACCGCATCAAGCGCCAGTTCGTACATTTCACGGTCGGCGCTTTCGGGAAGCTCAAGCCAGCTCATCGCTGTGGCTTGATGGTGCGTCCAATTGCGCGCCATGCATTCGATTTCGCTAGGGCTGTAGGCGCTCATTTTCAGTACTCCCGATGATGTGCTGTTTCAGACGCGTCCGCACAAAGCGGGCAGCGAAGGGGGCGGTGGGTCAGCTCGTGCAGCTCGTCCTGCGCTTCAGCCATCGACGCGCGAGTTCTCATCAGCGTGCGTTCCGTGTGGCGGCCGCAGATCACGCAGGGGCCGGACACTTTGGCTTTCAGGGTCAGGGTGGCTGGCATTACGACACCGCCTCCGTCTGCTGGACTTCAGCCGCGACCGTCGCTGCAAAGAAATCCAGAATGCGCAGGGTTTCGCGCGCCTTGGCCGTGTCGGGGTATTCAGAGGCGACGTGAGCACGGTAGGCGTCGATGGTCATGAAGCGGCAGCCCGCGACGATCTTCGGCGGGCCAGCTTCCATGTCGAACAGGTTGAACGTATAGCCGCCGTTGATGCGCGAGACGCTGGCGAGGATGCGCTTAATCTTTTCGCCGCTGAGGTCCGCGCCGCTGAGGTACGCGTCGCTGAGGTCCGCGCCGCTGAGGTACGCGCCCCTGAGGTTCGCGCCCCTGAGGTCCGCGCCCCTGAGGTACGCGCCGCTGAGGTACGCGCCCCTGAGGTCCGCGCCCCTGAGGTACGCGCCGCTGAGGTTCGCGCCGCTGAGGTTCGCGCCGCTGAGGTTCGCGCCGCTGAGGTTCGCGCCGCTGAGGTTCGCGCCCCTGAGGTCCGCGCGGCTTTTCACAGCCACTCGCACAGCCAGCCCCAGCTTGATCGACGGCAACTCGTCTAACGCGCAGTCGATTTCAGCCGTGAACATCACTGCGCCGGAAAAGCGGTTTTTGATTTCGTATTTCTGCAGGGTGGCTGGCATGGCCGTCTCCGTTGATGCTCATTGGCGTAACACGGGACGTTATGCCATGCAAGCGGGAAAATAACGTACGGCGTTATTATTTTCGCAGAGCGTTAGAAACACGTCGGTTTTTCAGTCACGCATAGGCGCCCCTTTTCCACCTCCCGGTCTGGGGAATGCCCGACCGTGAGCCGCTGACGAGGCGGAGCGCGCGAGCGCCGTGTACTCAGTTGTTGGGCCGCTAGGCGACCCGTGGCGTTGTCCCCGCCACTCCACTGGAAGCTTTTTTCGGCGCTTCCACGAACTAGCTGGCTCGGGTGGTCATCCCGCCGACAGTCTAGTCCGTTCCCGACCGCGTGCCGGGGTTGCCGGCAAATCCCACCGTACAGGTCGCGGGGCGCAAGGGGTCAGCGTTGCCCGCAGTTTTGATTCGGCGCTTTGACGGGAGCGACGCAAACCGTGGGCGACACATCATATCACCGGGTGTTGCGCAAAATGCGTTGTGCGGCTATAAGCGAACCGCGTCGCACGCATTTGGATGCTCGCTTCATCCAGTTGGCCCGGGGACTCTCGCCAGAGACCCGGGCCTTTGCGTGTCTTAGCCCAAGTCACGGGCCGTAACAAGAAGTGTTATGAGTTGAGAGCGGCTCGCAAGATGACGAGGGCTTTTTCAGCTTTCTTGCGGTCAAGGTCGCGAATGAAGCGCATCAGGTCCACGACTTCGGCAGGCTGGCGCGGGTCAACGGAAATGAGCTCTGACGGTTCACAGCCAAGCGCATCGCCCAAAGCATTCAGGATTTCCTCGGAATAGGGCTGAAGCCCGCGTTCGATCCGGGACAGGCTCATGGCGGAGATCAGCTCGTCCCCGCCTGGTTCCTTCTCCATCCGGCTTGCAAGTCGCTGCAATGACAGGCCGCGAAGCTCGCGCCACTGCTTGATGAAGTGCTTCCCTAACACCCGCTTTGCCATGGGAAACGCGGTAGCACGCGAATCCATGTTTCATTGTATCGGTCAACGTTAGATTGCCAGTTGACAGATATAACACCCCGCGTTACGTACGGGGGCATGAAACACCCGCTTGATACATTTTTCGAGGCGACAGGGCTGACGCCGACCGAGTTTTGCCGCCGGGCAAACATCTCTGCGATGACGCTGAGCCGCCTGCGCCGTGGCGAGGGCGAATGCTCAACCGGTCTGATCCGGCGGGTTGCAGCAGCCACGCAAGGCGCGGTCTCGGAAATCCAGATCATCGCTGCATTCGAGGCCATCAAGCGCACCAAGACCGCAGGGGCGGCGTAATGCAGGGCCAACCCCGACTTGCATTAGCCCCCTATCATACCCGGGCGATTGTTTCGACCCCCGCTCAATCCGCGCGCAGAAGCCAGCGCACGGCCAGCGCCAGCCAGACAGTTCAACCGTCCCCCCCGACCCCCCGAGCTGATCTGGCTGGCGCGCTCCTCTCCAACGGAGCCTCCCATGACTGACTCAAAGACCGCAGAGCGGAAGAAGCTGAGCGCCGATTTCCGCATTCACAAAAAGCGCGACGGCCTGATGGTGCTGCGCCAGTCGGATCATCGTGGCGACTTTCTTGATTTCTTCGAGGGCGTCGCCTTCCGCCTCGGCTTCGGCCTTCCCAGGCGCATCCTGAACTGGTTTTCGCCTGATGGTTCCGTGCAGGTGCGCCAAACACCCGGAGCCCAACCATGACTGAAGCAAAGACCGCAGAGCGGAAGAAGCTGAGCGTCATCCCGAAGGGGCACTGGCGGAACAAATGGTACTCGCCGTTAGCAACCTCATTTCATGATGGCGTGGAGCCCGCAGGAACAAACATCGGCGTCATCAGGTTCCCATCCGAAGCTGCGGCCCGCGAACACGCTGTGGCTTGGAAGCAAGACTACGCAGGCGACCCTGAAGCGGACGCATCGGTTTATCTCGGCCCCGTCTTTTTCCCCGACTGAAGCGAACCCGACGCGCTGACACGCGCCGGGCCCGCCTGACTGCCAGCCAATCAACTCGCGATGGAACCGCGATCACATGACTGACCAGCGTTCAAATAGCCAGGAAATGCGTCAGCGCAATGGCGGGGCGCAGAAGCTGCGGGTGCTCGACCTGTTCAGCGGAATTGGGGGCTTTCATCTGGGCCTGGAGCGCGCCGGTGGCTTTGAAACGGTCGCGTTTTGCGAGCGCAACACATGGTCAGCCAAGTCCCTCCCCAAAGGAATACCAGTTCATGCCGATGTCACATGCCTCAACGCTTCCGACGTCGGACCTGTTGACGTCATCTGCGGTGGATTTCCTTGTCAGGACGCTTCCATCGCCAACGTTGAAGGCGCCGGAACTGACGGCGAGCGCACTGGCCTTTTTCGACACATCATCAGACTTGCTCGCGATCTACAACCCGAACTCATCATCCTGGAAAACGTCCCAGAGCTGCTTAATAGAGGGTTCGGAGACGTTCTCGGAGCGTTGGCCGAAATCGGGTACGATGCGCAATGGGATTGCGTATCAGCGTCCTCACTGGGACTTCCTCACAAGCGTGAACGTCTCATTATTGTTGCCTACCCCCAATGCTCGGGACGATCGGGATCTCTGCCGGACAGGAACATTTTTGTCCGCGCGTTTGAGGCATTCGCCAAGCATGGCGACACAGTTGCTGACGGTTGGGCGGCACTGGTCCGAAGTGAGCCTGTTCTACGAGAGCGCGATGGGCTTTCCCTCACAATGGAGCGCCGGCGTCTATTCCAGTGCGGTAACGCCGTAGTCCCTCACAAGATCGAAGCCATCGGCCGCGCCATTCTCGAAGCGAGGGCCGCAGCATGACACAAGACCTCGTTGACCTCATCGCAGAGCGCACACGCGAACTTCACTACGGATCGCCCACAAGCGCTAAAGCCGCCGGCAAAGCATCCATTCGCGCCAGTAGCACTTCCTTTGCCATCCTGAAGGATCTCGCCGCAAACGGCCCCAGCACGCCGGATGAGGTTGCCGAGCGCATTGGAAAGCGCCCCGACCAGACCCGCCCGCGCTTCAGCAGCCCTCTGCTCGAAAACGGATGGATCGAGGACACTGGCCTCTTTCGCACATCAACCGCGCTGGCTGGCGAAGCTTACGTTTGCCGCATCACAGACGCAGGCCGCGCGATCATTGGGGGTGGGGAATGAGCGACGAAGCTGATCCTGTCGTGCGCCGCACTGTTTCCGAACAGCTTGGCCGGCAGCTAGAGGGCGCGCTGATCGCGTGTGCGTTTGGCAACCCTGACCTCTTGAACACGTTCGACGCATTGCCAGAGCCGGGGGACTTCCTTGCTGGCTGGAACCCGGTGATCTGGGAATGCGTGCTTGAGGCGCGCAAGGCTGGCGAGTTCAGCACAGCCCGGTTTGTTGAACACCTGAAAGCGCATAGCTTTACGGTGGAAGAGGTGAACGCTGTCATTTCCAGCGTTAGCCAGACATTCCTTTACTCGGAAGAGGTCAAGCGCGCCGTTGAGTTTCTGCGTGATCGTCGGCTTGTGCTGCGCTCGCAGACATGCGTGCAAGAGTACCTGACTGCGCTGGAACGCGAGCCTTATTACAAGGCCAGCGGAAGCCTCGACCTGCTGCAACGCCAACTGGCGGATGTGGCTGCGAACTCCACGGCGCTGGATTCCTGGCAGTTTGGAACAGACGTGTCCAACGCCATGGCGGCCTGCGTCAAAACGGGCTGGACGGACTATGACGAGATGACGGGCGGCTTTGAGCTGTCGTCTTTCGGCCTGATCGGCGCCCGGCCATCGATCGGCAAGTCTGCGGTCATGTGCAGCGTGGCGCACAATATCGCGTCGCGTGGCGAAGGCATTGGCATTTTTTCGCTGGAGATGAAGGCTTACGCCCTGCAATGCCGCATGGCTTCAGCACGCATCTACCGGCCCCGCACCGTGATCGGCGGGAACAGCGGCAATCCGTATTACGAGCCGTTCCTGAAGGGCCGGATGCCGGACGGGCCGCATCATCGCGGCATGCTGGTTGGCCTGAACGAAGTCCGAAAAATGCCGGTGGCGTTTGACGACTCCAAGGGCCTGAAGGTGTCCGACATTCGCGCCCGCGTTCGCCAGCTCAAGGCGAAGATGGAACATAAGGGCTTCCCCCTGCGTGTCGTGTTCGTGGACCACATTGGCCACGTCAGCCCCGAGAAGAACCGGAACGGCAACAAGACGCAGGAAGTGACCGACATTTCCAAGGGCCTGATGGATATGGCCGGCGAAATGGACGTGGCGGTTGTCGCCCTGGCGCAGCTTAACCGTGGAACGGAAAGCCGGGGCAACAAGCGCCCGACGCTGGCGGACCTGCGGGATTCCGGCTCGCTGGAACAGGACGCCGCGCACGTCACCTTCCTCTATCGCGGCGAGTACTACGCCGAACGCTCCAATGGATCTGACGAAGATGGTGAACGCGTCGAGCGCAACACCATGGAGCTGATCGTCGCCAAGCAGCGCAACGGCCCGGTGGGGACGGTGAAGCTGTTTTGCGAGATGGGCGCCAACGCGATCATGGACCGCGAAGACGAGTTTCAGGCGAGGGCGGCATGAGCAGGTTTTCAGCAGTCTCAAGCGCGGCTTTGGATGATAAGCGCCTATCGGGCGCCGACATTCTCGTGCTGGCTGCCCTTGGCTACCACACAGACAAAGCGGGCTGGTGCTTCCCGTCGCAAGCCACCATTGCCGAGCGTGCGCGCCTGTCCAGGCAGGCCGTGAACGACTGCATGAAACGGCTCGTCAAGTTCGGCTACGTCGAGCGCTACATCCCCGAAAGCGGCAATTTGCGGGAGATCAGATACCGCACGGTGCTGGATGGAACTAGTGCCCCTGAGGCTGTTGAGACACCACAGATTGTACCTGTCGCCTCAGATGACAGGTCACCTGTCGCCTCACACGACAGCGACTTGTCGCCTCAGATGACAGGTACTGTCGCCTCACCTGACAGGACCTGTCGTCCTACACGACACAAACAAGAACCAACTAACCAATCCAAAGAACAAGATAACACTGAAGCCCTGTTCCTAGAGGTCTGGGCGCCATGGGAACGCAACTGGTCAAAAGCCAAGATTGCCCGTCGCGGCGATGGCAAGGCCAAGACTTTTGAGCAGTTCAAGCGCAAGGCCAAGACGACTGACCCCGCCGTCATTCGCTCCGCAGCGCTTGCTTTCCTCGCCAAAGCCGATCCGGCCTTTCTGCCTGGGCTGAGCGTCTGGCTCAACAAGGAAAGCTGGGACACCGGCAACGTCGTTTCGATCGACAGCGGCAACCGCGACCCGGACTGGCCCACCGCGTTGGCCGACTGGCTCGCCAACAAGGGCTGGCCCGAAGCCCTTGGCCCGAAGCCGCACGAAGCTGGCTACCGTGGCCCGCTGGAGCCGCTGCGGCCATTGCTGGCGGGCAAGGACCCCAGCCATCCCATCGTTGCAGTCCTCATAGCCAAGCTGGCGAAGCAATCGCAGGCGGTGGCCCGATGAGCCGTGAAATAAACTCTGTCCCGACGGTCTACAACGGCATCCGCTTCCGGTCTCGGACGGAGGCCCGCTGGGCGGCGTTCATGGACGCGCTCGGGATTGGCTACGATTACGAGCCGTTCCGCTTCGCGCTTTCCGTGGGCGGATTCTACGTGCCGGACTTCTGGGTGAAGACGTTCAATGCCTGGCTCGAAGTGAAGCCAGCCAACGACTACATCCGCAAGCAGGAACGCAAGAAAGCGGAACAGTTCTGCATCGACAATCCGGGGCCGCGCTTCTGGATCAGCAACGGCCACCCGCGCGCCGTCACCGCCTACATCGAAGAAATCACGGATCTGCCAGAAGACTGGAAGCACTGCCGCATTCTTGAAAAGGCGGGCGAGCAGGGCGCGCTGATCGTGGCCCGTGAAGAAGGCGGCGAGGCAGTCGAGACGGCACGCATCCGCCGCGCGTTCATGGCTGCGCAAGCAGTCGGGGCGTTTGCCGCATGACCATCGCATCAGAAATCGCAAAACTGGAAGGAGCCGAGTAGATGAATGCCGGGCTGGGAATCCGTATCAAGGACATTCGGCAGGAAGTCGCTGCCACATTTGGTTTGACCGAGCGCGAACTGCTGATGCATACGCGCAAGCGGCACATCGCATGGCCGCGTCAGATCGCCATGGCGATGGCGCGTGAACTCACTGACCGCAGCTATCCACTCATCGTGCGCGAGTTCGGGCTGGGCGATCATACCACAGCCCTTTTCGCGGTGCGCAAGGTCAAGCAGCGCATGGCGACGGACCCGAAGTTCACTGAAGCCTATGACAGCATTCGTGAGCGTATTCTGGCGCGTCATCCTGCGCCGGTGGAGCCCGTTCTTGCTGAGCTTCCCATGCTGAAGCCCGTGCGGTTGAGCGCGACGTTCCGCGTCCAGCCGATGGAGATGGCAGCATGACCAAGTTCAACGCACGTAAAGTCACCATCGACGGCATCGACTTTGCCAGCCAGGCCGAAGGCAACCGCTACAGCCAGCTCAAGATGCTGGAGCGCGCCCGCGAGATCAAGGCGCTTGGGGTTCACCCGCGCTACCCGCTCAAAGTGAACGGCGTGACTATCGGCGTCTACACGGCGGACTTTGCGTATTTCGAGGGCGGGCGGCAGATCACCGAAGACGTGAAGGGCATTGTGACGCCCGAAGCCTCGCTGCGCATGCGCCTGTTCATGGCGCTGTACCCGACACACGAGCTTCGCATCGTGGACCGCAAAGGCAGCTGGGAGAAGTTCAAGCAGCGCGCGGTTGCGGAGGTGGCGGCATGAAGCGCGAACCTACCGAACGCGATGAAGCCATCGCCCGCATGTTCAAGGCCAGCTATTCCTATGACGACATCGCCCGCGCGCTTGGCCTGACGCGCAATCAGGTGGCTGGCGTCTGCCATCGTCGCGGGCTCAAGCGACCAGTCAAGCAGCCCATTATCAGCGAAGCCGAGCAAGCAGAGCGCGCCATCGACCAGCGCGACTTGGATATTCTCTGCGACGTAAAGGAAGGCCACAGCCGCCGCCAGATCGCCAAGCATTGGGGCGTGTCGGAATCGTTTGTTGGCCGTCTCATTGAAGCTGCGAGGGCGGCAGAATGAACCCCGGCTATGACATGGCTATGCACGCGCGCCGCAAGGAGCAGGCAGAAGCAGCGATAGAGCAGGGGCTGGGCTTTGCCCATCTTGGAGCAAAGTGGAACATCACCAGCGTGGCCGCACGCGATTGGTGCCTTAAGCGACTGACTGAGGACCAATGCGAAAAGCTTTCCGAGAACGGACGGCTGGCTGTGCATCGGACTTCGGCCAGCGTCGCAGACCGGCTTGAGCTGATCGCGCTATGCCGCCGCGCTGGCTGGACTGATGCGAAAGTAGCCCGCGCAATCGGATGCTCGCGCTCTGGCCTTTGCGATTGGCTCAAGCGCAACGCGCCGGATGGCGTGGCTGATGCTCTGCAAGATTTCCGCGATGAGGAGGCCGCCTGATGCCGTCTCCCAAGTACATGTTCGAAAAGCCCCGGCAAGACGTGGTTCCGCGTCCGAGGCAAGCGCCCAACCAGTTCTGCCGGAAGGCGACCTACGCTGGCGGCAAACTCACTGAGTGCCACAAGCCGACAGATGGCCACACCTACTGCCCCGATTGCCAGACCTATCTGGTGACGATGCTGGACCGGCCAGCGAACCAGCCAACCAAGCGCGCAAGACTTCATCCGTGGGCGGAGGAAGGTCTACAGCGCGCGCAACGAGCCAAGCGAACCGCGTAGCGTTTCAACAGACAAGGAACAGAGACAATGGCACTGATCGATGAACTCAAGCAACAGCGCGCAGAGATGGATGAGAAATATCACCGCGCCATCGCTGACGGAAGTTATTACTGCGGTAGGCTGAACGACCTCGACACAGCCATTGCCGCCCTAGAAGCTCCGGCTCAGCCACACGGTGAGCTGCGTGACGCGCCCCCCGCCGCGTCGGAGAACAGCGGGGACCAATTCACCGTGACCGCACCAACCGGCGAGACAGTCACCATCACGGTTGATGCCGAGGAAGCCGAGTATTTTACGCCCGCTCCGGCTGAAGACTTCACCCTCCTAGACCCCGCCGTCCTGCGTGATGAGCCGGATGAAGTTGAGGCTGAACCAGAAGGCTACGCGCCTGTCGTGGACGATGAGCCCGTGCTTGACGCCACCGAGCTTGCGCAAGTCACCATCGACCAGGTTCCCCCGACCGCTGAAGTCATCAAGGACGCGACCGGCCGCGCCAAGTTCGCCCTGTTCGGCGGACAGACGCACGAGGTTGTCGAGCCCTCGAACACCGAAGCCGATTTCTGGGCGCGTGCGCTGTTCCCCAAAAAGAAGGAACAGGCATGATCCGCTCCCTGTTCATCATCGCCACATGCGTAGCCGCAGCCATTGTTCTGCTGCTGGTGGTGTTTCCGTGGCTGGTCGCCTCGCTGGCGCAAGCCGTCGCGGCCATGCTGATCCTAGCGCTCATCGCCTACGCTGGCGCAGAAGCGTGGCCCCACATTCGCGCTTACCTTCAGAAGCGGAGGATCATGGAATGACGTGGGAAATAGCAGCATCGATTGCAGCCGCTGTTGCGCTCGGCGTGGCAATTGGCTGGATCGTCTGGATGATGCAGCCGGGAAAGGGCGACTAATGGGCAAGGGAGGCAGGCCGCGCAAGCACATGGCCGAGCGCCATCCCTGCGGTAAGATCATCCGCAAGGAGATGGACGAAAGCGTCTGGCCAACGGCTGAAGTCATGGAGCGTCGCAAGGCGCTTCTCGGCAGCGCCAGCGCACGGGGCGAGCTGGAGTGCCCCATTACCCTGCTGGGTTCACGCATCGACGCAGACCAGCAGCACGCAGCTCGCAAAGCCAAGCGGATCTATGAGCTGTTCGCCATGGCCTCGAGCCTGCCGCGTATCGTCTCTGGCCAGCTCCAGGATTATGTTCAG